ATTGTTTATATCTTTGAGTATCACTCACTCCTGCTGTGAAATTATCTGGAAACCCTTGTAGTCTTTCTGATTCAACACAAGTTAATCTTCTAATGTGCCCTGTGTTTTTGTGTATTCTATTTACACTAGTCGCCTCTGTTAAACAATTCATAACCTCTATGTTATGAGACCTCTCTCCTCCTAGTTCTGAAACTAATGCAGGTGATATGCCATTAACATCATAAACTCTATTTTGTTGGTATGGCTGAACACCTCCCGACTCTTTAGATGGATTTAATTGCTTTACAACTAAACTATCACACTGGTGTGTTGTTATTGAATTAGCGACATCATCTGATCTAATTTCTAACTGCTTTTTTCTCCCATCTTCTCTATCTTTATCTGGATTACTTGTTCTAGGAAAAGTACGCAAAGCACCACTTTTTACCTCAACAGCTTGGTTGCTCCCAGTGTCTAAGCAATATGATGTTCCATCTTCCTTCTCAAGATGTCCTACTCCACCCTTTCCTGTTTTACTACTTCTAGGGTATAAGCTATGAACAATGACTCTATCATCTTTAAAGCAAGGAGTATCTCCTCCAACCTTTAGTGTTTTACAAACTCCATCAGTTTGCATTGGTTTTCTTTCCATAAATTTACTTTTATAGATTCCATCAACCATCTTTTGACTTAAAAAATACTTTTCATCAACACTTTCCTCTAAAATGTCCTTTAGTTTTAGTTTTAAATGAGTTCCAGAAGGAAAGCTAAAATTATTATCCTCATCATCTCTTATGCCAACTATAAATATTCTTTCTCTATTTTGAGGAACACCAAAATCTCTTGTGTTAAGAACCTTATAGTGTATGTGATAACCCAAGTTTTCAAAAGGCATTAAAGAATACTGATTATTTTCTGTTTTAGCAATACAATCTATTATAGTTCTAAAAGTTTTACCATTATCATGACTAAGCAATCCCTTTACATTTTCAGCAATAAAATATCTAGGTTTATGTTCTCTTAAATATCTTAGGGCATCATAGAATAAAGTTCCTCTTGTATCATCAAAGCCACCTCTCCTACCAGCTAAACTAAATGCTTGGCAAGGAAACCCAAAGACTAATAAATCAACAGGAGGTGCTTTTTTCATATCTAAAGCAGTAACATCCTCATACATATTATTAGGAGTAAAATTCTTTAAATATGTTTCTCTTGCATATTTATCTATTTCACAGGCAAATTCTATTTCGTGAGGAATATCTAGGTTTAATAAAGCCTGTTCAGGACTTCCTATTCCACTAAAAAAAGTTCCAACTTTCAACTTAGGAAATGTCATAATCATCATCTTCTTGTGTTGCCATATAGCAAATATGAGCAGCGATTAATATATAAATTGGTAATAATTGTATTAACATATTACAATGTAACGATTATTTTTTGGTAATTCCAAATCTAAATCAAACTTTCTTGACTATCTTGCATATAAGACATATCATCTAAAGGTTCACCTATCTCACTATATCTTCCATTTTGAAGGTTATATTTAAACTGTGATTCACCCAACTCTCCTATATGTCTAAACTTAACCTTTTGAACTAAAACTCTAGTTAATTGTTGTTTAAAGTCTCTATATACAGTTATACCATTATCTACTTGATTGTAAAAATTAGCACTACCTGCTACATCATAAAGGGTTGGAATATCATACATCCCATTATCTTGTTTCTGCATTTTCCTTGGATGTGCTACTAGGAATATATGTATATCGTATTTTTGTTTAAATATTGTGAGCTTAGTCAAGAACTTATTTATAAAATTAGTTTCGTTTTCGCCTCCAATATTAGCATCAATCTTATTATATGGATCAATTATTAAAGCGTTTATACCATACCTTCTAATTAATCCTTTAGCAGCCTCAAGAATAGCATCTATTTTATATACATCTCCATCAGGTCTTATCCAATGGAAGTGTTCAGAAATAAAATTCTTAGCTAAATGCAATTCATTTTTAGTCATTCTATCATACCTAGTTATCTTTCTAAATGATTTACCTATAAGTTTTTCTGCTAATACTGAAAAGTGTAATTGCATAGGATAATGTTCTGGGCTAAACACTCCAAATTTCCAACCATGTTGAGCAGATAATCTCATTGCAAGATGTTCTAAAAAATTACTTTTACCATGAGTAGGTATTCCTGTTATTACAGTTAATTGAGATGAGGCAAAACTAAAAAGATTATCAAATGTATTATGCCCTACAATTGAGCCTCTATTTAAACCATTTTCATACAATAAATCAATATCTACATCAAAGTCATTAACACTCAACACACCTTCTAATGGATAGCTTTGTGCCCTATTAATACAATCTTTAACTACATCTTTATTGTGTTGAATTAACACATCATTTATATCTTTACATCCATCAGGATATGTAACTCTATAACATATATCTCTACCTATTCTTCTTGATAGTTCCTCTTGTAATTTTTGTCCAGGTTCATCATTATCAACAGCAATATATACTTTATCAAGGTTTTCAGGAAAATCTTTAAGGTATTCCATTTTTAAATTACTAGCACCATTAGGTACAGATACGCAGTTTTTATATCCTGCCTCATAGAAAGCTAACTTATCCATTTCGCCCTCAACTATTATAACCTCATTCTTTCCAATCAAATGATCTAACCCATACATAATTCTCTCTGCATCTTTAACTAACTTAAAGTTTTTTGCAGCATCCCTAAATTTTACATTTATTAAACGACTATCTTTATAATAATTGAATTGAATTGTTGTTGCCTCTTTACCTATTTGTGGCATATACTCTTTACCCTCTCCAATTCTATTTTGCATCATTGTATCTGCTGAAATACCTCTATCATAAAACCATTTTATAATTTTTTCAGAATATATAGTATCTACTGTTTTCTCTTTTGGTAAAATAAAAGGTTTCTCCATATAATCTTTTTGTTTTTTTAATCCTCCATTCCAACCACAATTATGACAATTCCAAACACCATCATCTATATTTACTGAAAGACAAGGATCACCTTTCTTTTTCCTATCTTGAGAACACTTAGGGCATTTTGTTTTTTCTTGCCCTGAATTTCTTTTTATTATTATTCCTTGTTCGCTATATGTCATATATTCTTAATCAAATTAGCGACTCTTTTCCAATCCTCATCCAAGCAAGTATTTCTATTTTTATATAACTCACGCAATGAATTTAAAGCATCATTAACTCTATGTTTCTTTGTTGTATTTGAACTTTTTATTTTTATAGGGAGTCTGTCTGTTAAATCCCATTCTATTACATTCATACCTGTAATAGTACACTTTCTATTTTGAACTTCGTAAATAACCCCTAACTCTCTCAATTCGCTTGTCCTTGAACCTACACCATGAGAACCTGAATGTATATCTTTTAATGCCTCGTTAGTTGTGCAGGGTGCGTTTTTAAATATTGCCTCATAAACTTCTAATCTTCTTTTAGCTAAAAGCCCTTCTGACTTAATTTTCCTATAGCAGTCTATTGATGTTTGTCTTGCGTTCATATCTATTGTTTTAGTTGAGCTGATTACTATTTCTATTCGGTTCATTGTCTTTTAAATTGATTAAAAAACTGGACATATTATATGCATTTACATCCTTTAATGTGTTATTCACCTCTATTGTATTTACTTGCATATACTTTGTCTTAGTTAAAATACAAAGTTATCAAATCCACCTCCTGTAAAACCTCCTTTTGAATTTTTTATAATCTCATCATCCCAACAACCTTGATTTAACCAAGTTCCTGGATGCTTTTTAAATTTTCTATCAGTTATAGATGCTGAATATTTTTTAGCAGCAACTACACATTTCTCACATATCTCGTAACTCAATGCCATAAACTTCGTATGACACAACTTCCTGCTTAACTTAGAATCATAGGCAATCCAAAACTCTTCAAACAGTATATCTTTATTCTTCTTGTTATTCTTCTTGTTATTATCCTTGCGATTTTTCACTACCCCCTCTACTTGTTTTTCACTATAGGTATGAATGTTTTTAATTACATCTATACCTGTTATTGTTATTAGCCTTTTAACAGTCTTATTTTCCTCTTGAATTATTTTAACTTTAATGAATTTTGCTACAAGTAATCTGTTAATTGATAAGCTAATAGTTCCCTTTGTTCTACCATAAAGATTAGCAAAGTAATTGTTAGTAGCCCAGCAATAACCTTTAGCATTTGTTAAAACGGTTATTTCAGAAAATAATAATTTATCTAATGATGTTAAATCTTTTGAATACCTTACACTTGCAGGTAATACTGAATAATATGTTGGTTTTTCCATGATAATTTTTTTTAAAGGAGGGGCTAGATTACCCCTCCTGGTTAAATGTACGCTAATATCCCCTTTTAGAATGGCAAGTCATCTGCATCACCATTCATCATAGTATCTTTATTACCTAAAGCATCCTTTGTAGTTCCTGCTTTTGGCAATTCTCTTTTAGTTGGTTTCCAGGGATCAACATAGGCATAGTGAGTTACACCTGTATCTGATTGTTCTTTTCTCCTAGTAACAATTAAGTTTACCCAACCATCATCATCAAGCTCTTTAACTTGTTTTACAAAGTCCTCAGTCTTAATACTTAATTTAAGTTGAGAACCTCCATTAT